AGCCTGCTTACCTAGTAATAAAATTGACTTGGTACGTTTAGCATTTGGATTTTTAATTGTAGTAGATTCATCTATTGCAAGCATAGTCTCATGACAACTCATAAACTTAGCTGCAAACGCTAATCCTTTTTTAGTACTTAATGCCTCAACATTCATTAGGAGGATGTGTAGATCATGTCCTGTTTCGAATAATGATTGATACTCTTTATCCTTTGTCTTTGAAGTTGAAGCCGTCCACAGTACCATTTTTGGTTGTATGTGACTAGGTAAATGTGTCGGAATTTCTTGAGTAAACCAGTTGTTATAAACACCTTTTGGTGCTACAATAATTGCGCCGTTTATTCTTCCCTTATCATAAAGCATAGCCATGTTATCAACTAATACTTTTGATTTACCAGTTCCCATCTCCATGAAATAACCATATTCAGTTTTATCCCACGACTTTTCTAATGCAGTCAATTGATGTGCATACGGTTTTGTTTTAAATTTATAGTTCATAATTTATTTCTTCTTTCTAGTTGACAATTATATAAATCACTGTATAAGAACTGTCAAGTAAAAAGAAATTAGAAATTTAGAATGAAAAATAAAATATTTGAATTATATAAACCAGAATCTTTAAAAGAATTTTTAGAGTTTCATAAGAGTAACCCAGAAGAAAAATTTGTTTACGTTGCACAGCAACCACCAGCAAATATAAATATATTAAGTGCATCTGATTTTGGATACTTAGTTATTTGTTTACCTAACACAGGACCAGACTCTCAAGTTATTTATTCTACTTCTCCATTTACTAGAAAAATGAAGAAAAATTTACAAAATTTTAGACAACAAGATTATTTATTAGCAATAGGAGATCCAATTATAATTTTAATTTGCGGTATTGCTATTAATGATGTAACCAACGGAAAGTTTAATTCTTTAAAATGGGATAGAAGAGAGTATAAATACCATCCATTAGAAGTAGACTTTTATAACTAGAAAGAAGAAAGAATATGAGTAACTTAAATAAAATGATGTTCAAAGATTCAAAAGATCTTTTAGATGATATAGAAATAACTGATATAGCATCAGAATGTATAAAGCTAAAACAAAAAGAAGATGAGATAGCTTTACTTGAAGAGCAGTTAAAAACTAAAAAAGCAGAGGCGGATGATATAGGTTCTAGGGTAATTCCAGAACTATTAGCTGAACAAGGTTTATCAGAAATTAAATTAGCTGATGGATCTAAGGTCGCTGTTAGAAAAGAATTCAGAGCAACTGTTCCCAAAGATGATTTGAGAAGAGAAGCAGCTCTACAATGGCTTCGTGACCAAGGATTAGGTGACATTATTAAAAACAATGTAACTGTATCATTTGGTAGTGGGGAAGATCACAAGGCTGAGCAATTGCTTAACCTTGCAGTGGATAATGGGTTCCGACCAGAACAAAAATCTGATGTTGCATGGAATACATTATCCGCTCTATATCAGGAGCGTGTCCAGTCCGGGCTGGATATGCCTTCTGAAAGCTTTAGTCTTTGGATTAAAGATAAAACTAAAATAACTCGGAAATAAACAATAAAGGATAAAAAAAATGAGTAAAGAAATAATGAATAAAGAAGCAGGATCAATAGCATTATTTGGTAATGATCTAGATCAAGGTTTTGAAAATGTAACGCAAGAAGATACTTCGTTACCTTATGTAAGAATCTTAGGTCAATTATCAGCTGAAGTTAATGAAGGTGATGGTAAATACATATCTGGTGCAAAACCAGGCATGATTTATAATAATATTACTAACGAGATATTCGATGGTAAAAAAGGAATTAAAGTAATTTCTTGTTATTATAAAAGAGATTTTCCAGAAAAATCAGACAAAGGAGATGGTATGGCTACTACAATAGCGGTTCATCAACCAAACAGTCCGATTATTCAAACTGGTAAAAGAGTAGGTTCTAAAATTATGTTACCTAATGGTAATTATTTAGAAGAAACTGGTTATTACTATGTTTTAATGGAAACAAAAGCAGGTGGAATGACACCGGCTTTAATTACTATGAAATCTTCACAACTTAGTGTCAGTAAAAAATGGATTGGCATGATGAAACTAATGAAAGTTGAAGATGGTAAAGGTGGATTTGCAAGACCACCAATGAATGGAGTTGTGTACAACTTAGCATCAGCACTACAAAAGAATGATAAAGGTTCTTGGTATGGTTGGTCTGTTACACAAGACAGGATTATGGAGGTTGGAAAAGATACGGCTTTATATAATGAAGCTAAAAATTTTCAAGCAACTGCCTCTAAAGGAAACGTGCAAACAAAGGAATCTGTAGAAGAGAAACCTAAAGATAGTACTCCGTACTAAATTTAAATTAAGGGGATCGCAAGATCCCCTTTACAAAGAATGAAGAAAGTAATATATGGATAAGTTCAAACAAATTTTTAGCGGATTAACAATAGCATATGGACAATATCAGCCCGGTGACAGAGGAGACAATGGTACTAAACAAAAAGGTAAAGCCTTTATTGTTCGTAAACCCGTTACCGATGAACTCTGGACCAATCATCTTGGAGGAGAAGGACCTGCCCTTGGCATTATCCCTATCACAGAAAATAATGATTGTAGGTGGGGGTGCATTGATATTGACGAATATGACCTTGATCACGTTAGCCTCATTAAAAGTATTAGGAATCTTAAACTTCCAGTAGTTCTTTGCAGATCTAAATCTGGAGGGGCACACGTATTTTTATTTACCAAAGAAAATATACCTGCATCATTGATGCAATCAAAATTAAAACAAATGGCACTTGTATTAGGTTACGAGGGGTCAGAAATATTTCCAAAACAAACAGAAATTTTAGTGGAGCGTGGTGACACTGGAAACTTTCTAAACTTACCTTACCACAATCAAATGAAAGGACTACGTTATGCTATCAACGATACTGGCGCCGGTTGTACACTTGAGGAATTTTATCAGCTCTATGATGTTTACAGTCGCACGAAAAAAGAAGTTGAAGAAATCAAAATCGAAAAAGAAAAAATAGAAGAAGCATTTACTGGAGGACCCCCTTGCTTAAACAAGTTGGCATCAATAGGTTTTGGTGAGGGTTCCAGAAATAATGCATTGTTTAATATAGCAGTGTACTACAAACAATCTAATCCAGATACTTGGGAAGATGAAATTGTAAAAGCTAACATGGAATACATGGAACCACCATTAAGTAATAGTGAAGTTCAACAATTAATTAAATCAGTTAATAGAAAAGGTTATGATAAGTACAGATGTAAAGATGCACCTATCAATGCTGTATGTCAATCTGGTTTATGTAGAACAAAAAGATTCGGTGTAGGTTTTGGTGAAGAAGAAATGCCAGTACTTGGAAGCCTTACAAAATATACATCAACACCACCACAATGGTTTTTAAATGTAGATAAAACTAGAATAGAATTAAAAACAGAACAGTTATATAGCCCACCTTTGTTTGCGTTAGCATGTTTAGATCAAGCTAATTTAATTGTACCTGTACCTAAACCTAAAGATTGGAAACAACATTTTTTAAAACCAATGATGCAGGATTTACAATCAGTAGAACCATTAGAATCTTTAAATCCTATGAATGAAATTACAGGATTGTTGCAAGACTGGACTACTAACAGACAATCTGCAAGAACTATGGACGATATATTTAACAAACTTCCTTATACAGAAAATGGTTTTACTTATTTTAGAATGGAAGATTTTTATTCTTTCTTAAAAAAGAACAACTGGGATATGGATAAAATTAAAACAGGTAATTTAATTAAAAGACTAGAAGATATTTTTGTCGAAGAGACTAGATTAAGAATTAAATCTCAACAACCTAGAGTCGTTAAAATTAAAACTATGAAAAAATTAGAGGCAGCTGTTTCTAAGGTGGAGTATCAACAAGATGACTTCTAAAATAGGAATTAATGAAAACTTAAAATTTAGAGAAGAGATAGTAAGATTAAAAAAACTTTATGTTAAAATTTATGATGAAAATCAAAGGATGAAAAGAAGGTTAGCCAAACACGAAGGATCAAGAAGAATGGTTACTTACTGGAACGAAAAGGAAAAATATGAAAACAATAATATTGGGACCACCGGGAACAGGGAAGACAACAACGTTGTTGAACCTAGTCGACGAGTTCATACAGCAAGGAATTAGACCTAAACAAATAGGCTACTTTTCTTTTACAAAGAAAGCAGCTACTGAAGCAGCTAATCGTGCGGCTGAGAAATTTGGATTAGATATAGAAAATGATTTATGTAATTTTAGAACTTTACATTCATTAGCTTTTAGAAATTTAGGTATGACTAAAGAGAAGATGATGAAGCAAGAAGACTATAAGGAATTTGGGCAGAAATGTGGCATACCTATTAAGACTGCAAACTACTCATCTGAAGATGGTACATTTAATTCTGATAATGAATATTTAACTATTATTAATACAGCTAGAGTTAAACGTATGGATCTATTGGAATACTATGATTCTAGACAAAACATATTAGATATAGAAAGAAATACATTATTTTTATTAGCAGAAGAATTAGAAAGA